TTCTTACAAGATCATCGGTACAAAGATAAGAATATATCCTATGCCAACGCAGGTCACATCCCCTATGCCTCGTTTGTTCATACGGGTAAAGTTTATGCAGGACCCACTCAATCCTGCATTTCGTGATAGATCGATCTACGGCGTATCGAACTTGTCAAACATTCCCTTTGGTAACTTGCAGTTTAATCGTATCAACTCAATTGGAAGGCAGTGGATCCGACAATACACTCTCGCGCTATCGATGGAGACGCTTGGGTACATCCGTAGCAAGATGGGAACACTTCCAGTGCCAGGCGGCAATGTCACCTTAAACGGTGCTGACCTCGTCTCGAAAGGACGTGAAGACAGGAAAGAGTTCATCACAAAGTTGAAAGAGATGCTCGACACAATGACCTATGACAAGCTGATTGAGCAGCAGGCGACACGGTCAGAGAACTTGAGCAAGCAGTTGAAGTTTATTCCTCCGCCTAACGGCAAAGCAATCTTCATGGGGTGATGCATGGCACGTCTCTTTATAACCGAGCGGGAGCTTAACTTCGTTAACGACATCATGAAGGAAGTTGTCAAGGATGTCATCGGCCAGAAGATCTATTACTACTCGATCTCTGAGATCAAGTCACGTGTTCATGATGTCTATGAGGAAGCACCCAATAAGATCTTTGAGAACCCAATCGAGATAGATGCGTTGGTCAAATACTCACCTCAGGAAGTCCGCACTAATCGATTCGGATCTGAAGAATTCTACAATATAGAGTGCTACATCCAGGAACGAGATCTGCTGGAAAAGCAGATCGATGTTAGAGAGGGTGACTTCTTCTCCTATGGTGCGACATTTTTCGAGGTGATCAAGTCACCCATGACAGATGTTATTTTTGGCCAGATAGAACACAAGAGTTACATTACTGTCACAGGCAAGCAGGCGAGAAAAGGACAGTTTATCACTAAGGTACTTGGACCTACTTCTGAAGCTTACACTGACGCTGATGCAGTACAGAAGACGTTTGTTCAACAGCGCGGCTTTGCTGAGAATCGTCTAGGACCGACAGGTGATGTTAGAGATCTACAGAAGTCAGGCGTTCTTGACCCACCCATAACAGGACCCGCTGAAGTTTCACCTCGTGGTGATCCTGAGAACGTTGGATCCGCTTTCTATGATGAGACTTAACAATGGCAGATAAAATTAAGTCAGGTTATGAGGGGACAAACGTTCCTGATGATTTCTCAATCCCATCGGTTGGTATTGAAGATATAGATCGTGCTGTCTTTAATCTCTTCAACAGTAAGTTAGCTTTTGAGACAAAAGTTAATAATCAGACAACACGTGTCCCTGTTATCTTTGCATCTGGAGAACGTTTTGCATTGACACGTCGTGATAATCCGCTACGTGATAAAAACAACGCCCTGATTCTGCCGCTTATTTCAATAAAACGCGGCACAATCGGTCATAAGACGCAAGCAGATGTCTTCGGAACAGCTATCAGTATAAGGCAGACAGGTGACTATTACATCAAGAAACGTCTTGACAAGTCTGATCGTGACTACCAGAAACTAGTCAATACAGCGGGCTTCAAGAATCAAAAAGACGTCGCCACACGTAGTCATATTGCTGTGACAGACGCATCGCCTGGTACCCAAGCAGTTGAAGGAACAGTTGCATCTCGACGCCAAGGACCACCACTTAGCTTTAAGGACCCATCTAAATACACTCCGCTGTCAAATGATCTAACAAACAACATCTACGAGTACATCACAGTCCCATATCCTAGATTTGTTGGCATTACTTACAGTGTGATTTTCTGGACGCAGTATATGCAGCAGATGAACCAGATTATCGAGTCGTTCATGATGAAATTCAGCGGCCCATCGCCAGAATTTGTTCTAGAGACAGATAAAGGCTACACATTTACTGCATTTGTTCAGAACACGTTCAATAATTCTGATAATCTTGAAGACTTTACGAGCGATGAGCGTATCATCAAAGTGGGATTTGACATTAAAGTCCCAGGTTACATCATCGCACCTGAGCATCCCGGCCTCCCATCACCTTATAGAAGGTTCATCAGCGCGCCTCAAATTAATTTTGAGATTTGGGAGCAGAATGCGCAGCTCGTCAACGAAAGTCAAGGCAACAAGACAAAAGATAATATTAATAAATTTACACTAAATGACATCCAAACGCTAAACAAAGATGGTAAGGAAGTAGAGCGTCGTGGAACAGAAAATTTAAGAATTGTCGAAGATGTTGAGAACCCTTTTACAGGACAAACTCAGCCGAAGTACCTTAAAGTGACATCAAGAGTACCAAAGGCAGGCGAGACAATACTTACTGCGCAGAAGATCCGCAAGATAGATACTCTAGACTGAGCATTTCTAGGTTTGACAGGATAGTTATATTCGGCTTTAAAGTCGGAGTAATGATGGCAGAGACAACTTTTAGGTCACCTGGGTTCTTTGAGCAAGAGATTGATCTTTCGGCTCCCGCAGCACCTGGCGTGACAGGCGTTCCCGTCGGCGTGGTGGGCACCGCCGAGATCGGCCCCGCATTCGTGCCTGTAACTGTGGGCAATGCCGGCCAGCTTCAGCAAGTTTTTGGTGTTCCGCGCGCCTCTGACGTAGGTCTGCAAGGCGCCAGCCAGTACCTCCAAAATGGTACAGCACTCACTTTCGTAAGGGTCTTGGGTTGTGGCGCAAATTCAACTACTACAGACATTTCTAATACGTTAAGTCAAGGAACAGTCAAGAATGCAGGTTTCATCATCAAGGGGACCTCACCCGCGGGCGGCCTGGATGCGCGTCACAAAGGCGCTGTGCAGTACATTACAGCAAAGCACTGGGTATCATCGTCAGCTGATGTAGGATACCCAATCTTCACTGATAATAATAGTTTCGGTGTATCGACAGGGGACAACTTTGTTCAACTTGTACGCGGCATGGTTCTCCTTGCATCTGGGACACGTCTTCAAGCACTTGATTACAATCAGAGCTACACACCTGCGAACGCATCAGACGACAATGCTTCCATTGATCCTACGGTGTCTAGCAATCTCTATCAGAAGTTCAAGCTTGTTATTTCAAGTTCTTCGCCGGGATATGCAACTTCTGAGGGCAAGACATGCATTCGCATTCTTACAGCTTCTCTCAATCCATCAGATCCTGCTTACATTGCAAACGTCTTAAACACAGATCCGTCAAGATTTGAGATTGAAGAGCATGTCCTCTATGCAGATTTTCCAGTAGAGACAGAAGTTGCTGTTGTTTCTACGGGTGCCGGGTCAATTGCTGTTCTATCAGGCTCAGCAAATACTTCGGTGACATCGGGTGATTCGTCACAATCATTTAGAGATGCATTTGGAAGATTTGACACCAGATACTCAGCAGCCAAGACAACTTACTTCATCTCGCAGCCGTATGGGTCTAGCGAATATGATCTATTCTATTTTGAGACGCTTCACGATGGTGCTAATTCATCACAGAAATTTAAAGCATCAATTAGCACACTTGCCAAGTCAAATGATCCTGCAAACCCATACGGAACTTTTACAGTTCAGATACGTGACTTCTACGACACAGACAAGTCGCCTGTAATATTGGAGCAATTCCCTAACTGCACTCTCAACCCAGATGACGACGACTATATTGCTCGCCGGATCGGTGACCAAAAGTCGTTCTTTAATTTTGATGCACTTTCAGCTGCAGAGAGAAAATCTTACACTGCAGGTACACGCAAGAACGTATCGTCTCGTGTCAGAGTTGTAATGCATCCCGATGTAGAGCAAAAGCGCGTTCCTGCTAATGCACTGCCATTTGGTTTCCGTGGTCTGCCAGTTATTAAGTCATCTGACACGATGACAGATAACCCTGTGCCACTTGCAGGATTTGGCACGACAACAGCGCGTCGTCTTGCAGGTGTTTTCAGCGCAGATTCATTTACATCACACACAGGCTCGATTGTTCCACCTGTTCCTATGCGTTTTAAAGTAACTGCTAACGCAGTTGATCCGGCAGGTGGTTTTGTTGGAAAGCCTGGCAATCTTGAGCTGGTTGATGCATCTTACTACTGGGGCATTAAATCTGAGACAGTTCCGTCAACTGGAAGCATAAGCAACGCAATTTTGCGTTCAAATGATAGTTCAACGTTCAATACAATTCTTACATCATACAGCAAGCTTCTTGGAATACAGAAGCTCGATGTTCTTGTAACAGGATCAGCAGCCGATGCATTTAGTAATAATAAATTTACACTTGCCAAGGTTGCTCTCAATAACTCATTGAATGGTAGAACGTTAGTGAATTCACTTGCTGACATTACAGGCACAGCTGAACAGCATATGCTTGAAACTGCCTACATCCGCAATGGTACTGTTAATCCAACTAACTACACTGTTCACCCTACAGGTGAAGGAGATCGACTTACGCTGGCATCTCTGTATGCTGTAACTTCTTCGATCTATTTTAACAAGTTCACAAATTACGCCAAGTTCACAAACATCTTTACAGGTGGATTTGACGGTCTTAACATGCTTGATCCTGACATTACCAAGATGAACGATCGTTCCACGTCGTCTGAGACAGGTGGTAAGGCAGTAGCATCGGTCAATATTGGTCTCAACAGTGCCTACACACCTGGCGCAGGTACAAACAACAGCATCGTTACAGCATACCGGACAGCTGCCGAGATCCTTACAAACAAGTACGTATCAAATGTTAATGTAGTCGCCGTTCCAGGGATTAGAGACGCATCTGTAACAAATTACGTCTCTTCACTTGTGCAGAACTATGGTTTTGCAATCTACCTGATGGACATTCCAGGCTACGACTACAATGGTACAAGAATCTTCAGTGAAACATCAGATAGACCAGATGTTCAACAGACTGGAAATACCTTTGCCACGCGTCGTCTAAATAATAACTTTGTAGCTGTCTATTTCCCAGACGTCTCAATGACAGATCAGGGTGGGACTTCACGCAAGATCAAGGCACCTGCTTCTGTCGCCGCTCTCGCTGCTCTTGGCTACAATGATGCAGTTGCACATCCTTGGTATGCGCCTGCAGGCTTTAATAGAGGTGCTCTTAACTTCGTCTCATCGACTGCAGTAAGGCTCAATTCTAATGATCGTGATTTCCTTTATGACAATCGAATCAACCCGATCACGTCCTTCCCAGGTACAGGGTATGTAATCTTTGGCCAAAAGACACTTCAAGTTGGAAAATCTGCGCTCGATCGTGTCAACGTTCGACGTCTTGTCAATGAAGTGAAGAGAGTCGTAAGTAGCATCTCTGAGACATTCTTATTTGAGCAGAATAACGCAGCGACACGTGCAGCGCTAGTCTCTCTGATCAATCCGGCGCTTGCTCAAGTTCAAGCACAGCAAGGCATTGAAGGATTCCGTGTCATCATAGACGAGACCAACAATACACAAGCGGACGTAATAGCAAATCGCTTAAATGGACGTGTTATTATCATCCCAACACGCGCGATCGAATTTATCTCAGTTGACTTCATTGTTACCGATAACGGTGCAAGCTTCGTTTGATTGATAGTTAGGAATAAGAGAGGATTTACGAATGATACCAGGCGTCTACTCAGGAGAGGTTGATCTAACTGGAGTTACGACAACAGCACCAGCAGGACCATCAGCGGGAATTGTTGGTACTGCGCAATCAGGACCCGCATTTGTGCCCGTTGCCGTAGGCTCTGTTAGCGACTTCAATCGTGTCTTCGGCGACCCAGCAACAACGGATTTCGGTGCACTTGCAGGACAGCAGTATTTTACTAATGCTGCATCACCCTCGTCTGTCACATTTCTTCGAACGCTGGGAATAGGAAATGGCCTGCAACGAAGCACATCAACAGGTCAAGTGACAAATGCAGGTTTTGTTGTAGGATCTAGACAGGTTCAATCTAATGGTAACGTTGGCAGCAATGCCAGCGCTGTCTCGGGCGGTGTCCTAGGGCGCACATACTTCCTTGGATGCTACATGTCAGAGAGCGCAGGTAGCACGATCTTCTCTGACGCAGGAATTCAGTCGTCTTCAACTTCACAGCCAATATTGCGTGCGGTTCTTCTTGCACCTTCTGGTGTAACTCTGACGTTATCAGGTAATTTTAATGCTTCTAATACACCGGCGTCAACTGCAGCCACAACGGGTGGACCTAACGGAGCATTGACAGGATCTGTTAACATCACAGACTCAACTTTTGTGATGCTTCTTAACGGCTACAACGGTGTTGTGAATGCAATCACAGCATCGTTTGATCCTGCAAATCCTAATCACTTTTCTTCAAATGCAAGCATCAACACAGATCCGACACAGATCGAAGCAAAGGGACACTATCTTTACGCATACTATGACGTTCCCGCATCACTCGCTGTCGTTACAGGCTCTGGTATTCTCGACGCAGCTTCGGCGAGAACTTATGCTAATCTTGAAGACGCTGCTTTCCTAACAACAGGATCGTTGGCACGTGATACAAGCACATCTAACATTCCAAACTACGAGAACTTTAGCGATAGATTTGCACATGCCAAGACACCATTTGTAATTTCACAAGGTTTTGGTAGCACAAAGTATGATTTGTTCCGTATCCACACAATTGGTGATGGTGCCTACAACAACACACGTTTTGTCTTTGAGATAAAGAATATTGTTCCAGGTCAAGACAGCGAGAGCTATGGCACATTCGACCTTGTCCTTTACAGCTATCCTGTAGGCGGCGTCTTTAACCTCTCCACCGTTCCAGGTGTAGATTTTACAGGCCTTACACTTGACCCCGACTCTAGCAACTATATTGCGCTGAGAATTGGTGATCAAAATACATACTTTGACTTTGACAAAGGGCTAACATCGCAGAAGATCGTCACCGATGGTGACTATCCCGTCCTCAACCCGTACATTAGGGTTGAAATGTCAGATACTTTCTTGGCGGGCGAAGTCCCTGTTGCTGCTCTTCCCATAGGTCATCATGGATACGGCCACCTTGTAACATCGGGCAGCTTGCTTCTAACAAGTCTTGTTGATGCAAATCACTTTACAGCTGGTCATACAGACGCGCTAAAGCGTGTAATTGAGCCACCCATTCCATACCGTCGCAATATTGCAAACAGTGGGATTGCTGACTCGACGCTCTCGTGGGGCATACAGTTCACCGACGTTCCAAGCGTAACAGATTTTAACTCCACAACGTCGAAGCTTTCTTACATCGATAGCCACACAAAATATTTTCCATCATTTGCACCTGCAAGTATGAATTTCTATGTTGAAAACAATCCAGGCACGTCAACAGTGAATGGAAATGTTCTAGATGTTGACGTCTTCAACAACAATATATTCACGCTTGAGCGTATCAAGGTCGTCACAGGATCGTCTGCCATTAATAATCGTGCTGATAGCTCGCAGTGGTCTAGCGCAACATACGTTAGAAATGGCAATATTAGCATTAATGACGTAGCAAAGACACGTGCTTTCCAGGTCGACGACCTCAGAGAAACAGGCAACAGGACATACGCAAAGTTCCAGTTCATTGCACAAGGTGGATTTGACGGTGTCAATATCTTCAATGCAGACAAGACTCGTCTCACTAACGACGCTGTAAAACGTGAGATTGATGATACATCAGGTCAAGGAGGCACTGCAGGACCTACGGTAGCTGCATACCGCAAGTCTGTTGATATTATGGGCAGCAAGGACGATGCTGACATTAATCTGCTCGTCGTGCCAGGCATCAGGCATAGCTCAATTACTGACTACACAATCTCAGCGGTTGAGAATAGATTTGACTGCCTCTACC